GTTGGAGCATCATCGCCCAGCTGTTGTACGTCCTTGTCCCGGTCATCCCGTGGGTTTTGCGGGAAGGATACCCAGCATGGCCCGGTTTGAAGCTCCCTGAATTTACGGAACCCATAGTTTAATTTCCTTTGTCTTGAAGTCGTAGTCGGATGCGCGGAGGATTCGGGCCACTCGCGCCTGTTGGAGGGCGTCTTCAACAGTGCGCCCACGAGAGCAATACGCGATACAGATCGCCTCCCAATAAGTGATTCCTCCCTCTTCCTCGGCCTCGGCCAGGATCTTCTCTGCCTTCTTCGGCCCGATCCCAGGACAGCCCGCGTACCCGTCGCAGCTGTCCCCGATGAGGACCTGAGAGTAGAAGAAGCGATCCGCTTCCTCCTCCGTGATGTTCTTGAAGATTTCCGTGTTCCAGTTGTAGAGCTCTCCGGGGATCTGCTGCAGGTCCTTGTCAATGGTGGCGAGGATGAAATGCCCCGGCCACCGGGTTGCAAGGATTCCCATCACGTCGTCCCCTTCGAGCCCCTCCTTCTCCTTCGTGGTGAAGTTCAGCAGCAGGTATTCTTTCAGCTGGGCGTAGAGCTCAGGCTTCACCAGGCCCACGCGGTTGTGCTTGTAGGACGGCAGTACCTTGTACCGGAAGTTGTTCGGGCCGGAGAAGACCACCACGACATCTTCGACGTGGAGCTTCTCCGACATGCGTTCGATGAACATGGCGACGTCGAATTGCGCCGCCTCCAGGTTGACAACCTTCACGGCCTCCTGCCCTTCCTCCCACACGATCCCGAACTCGTTGGTGCAGGCGAAGCGGTAGAGCAGGATGTCGCCGTCGATCAGCAGGGTCTGAGGTTTACTCATTCGGATCGTACCGACAAGGCCGCGTCATCCAGCCGGATGTCGCAGGACCACCGCGCTTGTAATCCCCCAGGGTGTTGTTTTCTCTGCTCCCTGAGCGGAATGCCGGCGCCGGCCCGTCGCCAGAGACGTAGTACTGATTCAGGATCTCCACGATGTCAAGGGCGTGCTGCTCGTCCGCGGCGAGATTCTCCGCTTCGATCTCCTGCTGAACCTCGGGGGTCCAAGAGTTGCCGATGATGTCGGAGCAGATGCCCCGCTCCGGGTGCCCGTATGAACACTCGGACTTGCAGTTGCGCCCGTCGAGCCCGCAGGGAGCAACGTCTCTCATGGGGCAGGGCTCCTCTATGACCGCCGGCCCGAATTGCTCCTCGATAAGACGTTGCAGATACGCCTTCGCCTTGAAGAGATCGTCGAGCCCATCCTTGTCTTTGTACCTCGTGACATATTTGATTATGTTTCCTTCGAGGTAGCCCATCTTGTGCGAGCAGATGTAATCCCAGCATTCGATCCCCTGTGTGTAGTGCTTCGGGTGAGTTATTTTGTCGTACATTTCCATTCTCCTTTGTGTGGGTTGAGGACTAATTTGTCCAGATTCCAAGCTGCTGACATGTAGAAAACCTTAGAGTGTGGCGGGGTCTGCGCTCCATCGCCTGATCCAGCGGGCTCCCGCCCACCGAGCCAAGCCAAACTCGCGTGCCAGCGCTGCTCCGGTGCAACCCACTCGAAGCCAATGCTCGCGAGCGCGGCGCAGCCGAGCATAATAATTCCGTTAAGAATAGGTCTCAACATAAGTCGCCGCTTTCCGTTTTAATGTGTCAGCGCCCAATTTTTCCCTGCCTTCCAAGCGCCGCTAATGGCGCATCTGAATTTGAAGTACTCTCCTGCCAACCGCATCGCCTCGACAGCCCTCTTTCCTACGTCCTCCGCAAGAGCTTCGTCAACCTCCAGCTCAACCTCGTCATGAATGTGGAGAACGAACTCGTACTCCTTACCCGCCCTATAGTCTTTCTGCAGATCAGCATCTAAAATACACGACGCCTTTTTCATCACCAGGGCGCCAGCGGATTGCAGGAGCGTGTTAAGTGCGGAGTGCATGGAGCGGACAGTGAGATGACGCCCGTCCAAGCCCTTCAAATGTTTCTGCTTCTTAACCACTGTCTCGATGTCTTTCTTCAGTTGTTCGAGGGCGGGGAACGCCTCGTAGAACTGTTCTCGAAGCTGCTTGCCTCGCCGAGCACCGGCCCCAAGAATGGACCCGAGCTTCTCGTCGCCCGCTCCATAGAGGAAGGCGTAGCAAAAAGTTTTTGCGAAGTCCCTCCCAGCGAACGTCTTCCCGCCGAAGGTGTAGGTCTTCTTAGGCTCAAGCCCGAGGGCCTTGCAGGTGAGAGAGTGAACGTCCGTCCCGTCCTCCTGGTTCCCCTCGACCACAGCTCGGGCATAGGCCCCACCATCATACCGAGCCAAGTAGTGCGCGAGACAGCGGAGCTCCAGGCCGGAGGCGTCTGCCCCCACCAGGAGCTTCCCCAGCCCGGCGATGAACAGCGCCCGGCAGTCCGCTCCGAAGAGCGAGCCCACCTTCGGCGTCTGCGCCAGGTTAGGATTCGAATGTGTCATGCGGCCCGTGACGGCGCCGTTGGAGTCCACATAGCCGTGGATGCGGCCGGCCTTCGTCACCAGCTTTAGCCACGCCTTGTCGCCCTCCCCCACCATTCCGGCGATCTTTACCAGCGTGAGATATTCCGAGAGCCGAATCGCCTCGGGGTAAGGGAGGTCCTTGAGAATTTCCTCGTTCATTTCCGCGTTGCCCTTGTCCGTGTAGTCGTCCGCTTCCGGCTCCCAGCCGTACTTCGACTTGAAGCGCGAGATAATATGCTGTCGACTGCCGGGGTTGAACTCGGTGTACTCGATCTTCGTGAAGGGGCAGCCCTTCGCGTACCCTGCTTTCGAGTTGTTCTTCTTCGGAGTGAAGGTCCCCTTGCTGACGTACCAGGGCGGGAACAGGTCGGTGAGGTTGAGGTTCCGCTGCTTTTCCAAAAGGGATGCGTAGAAACGCTCTGCAGCCGGGACGGCGAAGGCGACGCCGTAGTCTATCTGTCGTGCGATGATCTTCTGGACCTCGTGTTCCAGCTTGATGGCTTCCGGGGTCATTCCTCGGGAGGACAACTTCTCCACCAGCCGGGCCGTTACGCGCACGTCCTGCTCGCAATAGGCTGAGAGTTCGGGCGTCCACTTGGACCAGTCGTTGAGCTCCGCGTAGTCCCCCTTGAGCTCACGGAGTCTGTACCCCCACGCCTTGAGGGAGTGCCGGCCGATCAGCTTGCCGGGGAGGATGCCCTGCTTGTGCAGAGCGAAGTCCACCTTCTTGATGTCGGGGTAGGCGAGCCTCGCCCACACCATTGTGTCGATCACTTGCCCCTTGAACTCCCAGCGGGGGTATAGCTTCTTTATGACCGGGATGTCGAACGCGATGATGTTGTGCCCAGCGATGCAGTCCGCGGCGGACAGGCGCCGCAGCCCTTCGGCCACGGCGTCCCGCCCGTCGTATCGGGTGTAGAGATAGTCGGTGCTGTCGTAGATGGTCATGCACCAGATGGTGTGAACCTCCCGCAGGAGGCCGTTTGTTTCCAAGTCGAAGATGAGCATGGGATCTCCTGTGGGTTAGGGGTTCACAGAACGGGGTCGATAGCGCGATGCGCTTGGCGCAGGGCCTTCTCCAACTCCGCGATGCGCTCGTTGACGCGCCCCTCTTTGGCCTTCAAGATTCCTTCCAACTCCTGAATGCGCGAGTTGTCCACGATGTACACCGGGGGAGGGGAGAGCCCGGACATGGTAATAAGTAAATCCCGCTGATGGTCATAGTCTTTCTGCAGGCGGGCGATATAGCTCTGCGACTGGCTTTGCAGTTTCTCCAACCCTTTGATCTCGCCCGCTATGGCGGAGATCTCAGCCGGGGAGAACACGTAGACATCGGCCCGAATCTTCAAATCATAGGAGCCGGGGTCGTTGGTCTCGATGAACCTAATCTTCTCTGTGGTCTTGTCTACGATGGCGTGTGCCATGCCTCTCCTGATAGACTCGTGGAAGGCACAGTCGAGCAGGCGGTCCACCAGGTTGCGCTTGTCGATGAAGGTCTCGGTTTGCAGGCGATTTTTTTCGAAGTCGAGCATTAGGTAGTCTCCTTTGGTTTTCTGTTGAGACACCGGCTGCAGTCTCCAGGCATTCTCGTGGAAAGCTCCCGGCACTCTGCGTCGGTGCAGTCAGTTGGGATGCGGGAAGAGGGAAGAACCGCCGTGTCCTGCGCCACGATGCGGAGCCCCGCGTCGTGAATCGCGAGCACTACATCCTCTACGATATTCATTGGAACGAATCGCGAAGTGAACGCCGCGACCCTGCGGACGGTGTCTGTGTACGGCACGATGCCCTCCTATTCGAAATCTAATTTCGGGATTTCAACAGGTGTTGAAAGATCTTCTGCAGTGAAGCCATCCGGTATTGCGCTGCCCTGAACGAGCAGCCGGCCGGTCTTCTTGCTGTACTCCAAGGTGTCGGCCGCGCCCGTGTCGCCTGTAAAGCGGCACTTCAAAACCCTCACGGTCGAGATGTCGCAGGTGCCGTCTTCCGCCTGCTGGTCGCGCTCCATTCCGACGACGGTGTCGCTCATCTGTTTGATCCCGCCGGAGCCGCGGAGATCATTAAGGGAAATCTTCTTCCCCTCTTCGTAGGTGGCGCCGCCTCCCGTGGGGTTCTTTAGGTGGCAAACGCAGAGCATGCCCACGCCGGTCTGTTCGACGAGGGACCGGAGCTTAGTCATCAAGTTGTCGATGATCCGGCGCTCGTCGCCGTCCTCTATTCCACTGACTGCGATGCTAATATGATCGACAACAATAAAATCGCAGCCGCAGCCGGTCGCAAGATATCGTAATTTGGAGATGAGGTTGTCACTCTCAAGAGAACCAAAGTGGTCATAGAGATAGAACCGGCCACAACCGACAGTCGCCGCAAACGCCTTCTCATAAACTTCCTCCGTGATCCCCCCGGTAGAAAGGTGGAGGGGCTTGTTCAGGTGGATGGACATCATTCGGAGCGCCGTTCGAAGGGTGTTCTCTTCGAGAGCGACGTACCCGATCTTCATCCGGTGCCGGATCATGAAGTCGTGGGCGATCTCCGCGACGATGGTGGACTTCCCGACGCCAGTTCCAGCGGTGAACATGGTGATCTCCCCCTTACGGAGACCGGCGCACTTCTCGTTCATCAGGGGATAGGGCGTGTCGGCAGAGGCATACGCCCCGCCGCCAGTCCAGAAGTCCTTGAGCTTCTGCTTGAGGTCCGACCCGGTGATGATCCCGTCCGGCCGGAAGGTCTTGGCCTCGAATACCAGAGTGCTAATCTGTTGCTCCATTCCCTT